GCACCGGAAGAAGTTATTTCTGAGGATCCCGATTACACCTGGGATGGTGAGCTGGATCCCCACGAATTCAATAATGAGACAAAATGGACATACGCGGGCACCCTACAGCAAGATTATTCAACTGTATGGGTAATACTCGCAAATGTGGATACAGCCTCGCCCATCGATCATGTGGCCTTGCTAACAGATGCCTATGGCAATGTTTTGGCATACCGGTATTTTAAACTCAATGAGCCTCATGTGTTCTCCTTCGATACAGACAAACTGCATTATCGCGAATACACCTATACCGAGGCCCAAAAACAAGAATGCTTTACCTGTCATGCTGACAGGGTAGCAGAGGAGGTAAAGCCGATATGAAAGCATATACCTGGCTTTTTATCATCATTGTCTCTTTCTTTTTCGTTTCCGGCTGCGTCCCAGCCCTTAAATCTGTTCCTCAAGAGATCGTGCTGACTGTTAAGGCCATTGATCAGCCGGTCACTGTCTCCGAGGAAAGCGAAGAGGACCAGGATATTGTTCGTAAGAGCATGCAGGTTCGCAATCCGGGCGGTGAACTTTCAAACCTGTCTTTCATCTGCAAGGATGAGGCATACATAAAAATATTTAGTGCGCTTACCGTGGCAGACGTCACGAATATGTGGAATGACATTTGTGTGCTTACCAAGACCACGGACATTCGAAAACTGAACATTTTCATCAATTCCCCCGGTGGAGATGCCTTTTCCGGGCTGGCCCTCGCTGATCAGATGGAGAGAGCTAAAAAAGCAGGCTTTCACATTGTTGCCCATGCCTCCGGTATCGTGGCCAGTGCTGCTGTGCCTGTTTTTGCTGTATGCAATGAGCGTCTAGCTGCTCCCGGTACGATCTTCATGGTTCATGAAACCTCAATATGGAAGTGGCCCGGAAGGGAAACCGCTAGTGATATTAGATCGCAGAACAGGCTCATGGAGCTGCTTCGCAATCGCTACATTTCCAAATTGGTTCAGTACAGCAACCTCACCGAAGAGGAGTGGGGAGAGCTCGAGCATCAAACCACCTGGTTCTCGGCTGAGAAAGCACTGAGCTATGGCCTGGTGGATAGGATAGAGTAGCAATCCAATAACCTTCAAGTGTAGGAGAAACCATGTTTACAGCGGATCCGTACATCATTGAGTTTGTGGGAGGCAATAGCTTGGCAATCATTCTTTTCCTCGGATTGCTCAAAGGCATTGCCAAAATGACCCCGAGTGTACTCGATGATAAGATCAGTACGCTAGTCGGTGAGCTTTTCGGTCTCATTCCAAAAAAGGGCGAGTGATATGTGGAAGGCTCTGGCCTGGCTTATAGCCGAAAAGGTCGTAACAAAAATCTTAGATAGGGCGCTATCAAATGAAAAGAAACCTATTGATACTCGCCATAGTGATACCCTTCTTGATAGGGTGCGCAGGCGTGTCGATCAAGAAAGACGCAACGACTGAGACCGGCGCAGACATTAGCGCGACTACGATTGGTTACTATGTGGGCAGGAATAATGTCGATAAGATTGAGCAATGGAATAAATGGCTCGATCCTATTCTTGCTTTGCAGCAGGGAGATACGGTTTTTTCCTATGAGGAACTGCTTAAAAAGGGATTTGACCTTGTTCTTGATGAGCCTTTCCTCGAGCTACAACTAAAGAAATTGATCAATCTCCTCGAATTCCCGGAGCTGCAACCCCCTGAAATGCCATTTCTGACCGGCGATTACATTGATATGCTGAAAATCGTCCTGGGCGGCTTTAGAGATGGCTTGGAAGCAGCCCTGAAGGAAAGCCAAAAGAAGTGAGTTTATGGGCCGTGGCAGACCTACCGATTTCAAAGAAGAATTCATTGAGCAGGCGCGAGTAGCGTGTGCCGACCTGGGGGCTACTGACGAAAAACTGGCCAAACTGTTCGGGGTTCACAGAGATACGATTTACGAGTGGCGAAAGCAGCATCCGAAATTTGAGGAAGCCATACGCAAGGGCAAGGATGAGTTTGACAGCGGCAAGGTAGAGAAAGCGCTTTATAAACGCGCTACCGGGATCCGGTTCACGGAAACTACCAGGGAACCTTGTATCATTCGCAAAAAGAATGAAACTGCTGAATTGGTTGATCTGGAAATGTCGGTCACTAAGAAGATTTCCAAACTTATCCCGGCTGATCCGACAAGCATGATTTTCTGGCTGAAGAACCGACAGCCGGAACGCTGGAAGGACGTTAAAGCAATCGAAGCCTCCGGGCCTAGTGGCGGGCCTATTTCTATCGAGGGAGGCCTGACAAACCTCGAGGCAGCAACCAAGTTAGCGTTTTTACTCGAGCAAGCACTGAAACGGAAGAAAGCAGATGCCGACAGCAGCGCAAAAGATCAGTGAGATAGCGGATTTGCTCAACTACCTGAGCGATGATGAACGGGAAGAAGTCACCGGCATTATAGCTGAGGAGTCTCCCATTTGGGTGCCTTTGATCGGTCCTCAAAGTGATGCCTACTACTGCCCGGCAGATATTCTTTTCTTTGGCGGCGCTGCGGGTGGATCCAAAAGCGATTTACTCCTTGGCCTGGGCTTGACAGCTCATGAGCGTACTATCATCTATCGCCGGGAAGCTACCCAGCACCTTGCTCTCCAGGACCGCTTGCTTAATGAGATCCTGAAAAGCCGGGAAGGATGGAATGGCAAGGATAACGTATGGCGGGGGGATGGCCGACAGATCGAGTTTGGTTCTTGCAAGGATCCGGGCAGTGAAATCAAATACCAGGGACGTCCTCATGATCTCAAGGGTTTCGATGAGATTACTCACTTCCTGGAAGCTCAATTTCGCTTTCTTATTGGCTGGCTTCGTGGTCCTAATCCTCGAAAGCGCGTGGTATGTACCGGCAATCCCCCAACCAATGAAGAGGGCCAATGGGTGACGAGGTTTTGGGGGCCCTGGCTGGATCCCCAGCATCCTCACCCTGCAGAGCCCGGCGAATTGCGCTGGTACACCACGATTGACGGCAAGGATATCGAATGTGAAAACGGGGATCCCTTTCTGCATAAAGGAATGTGGGTGCAACCGCTTTCCCGTACCTTTATCCCTTCCAAAGTGCAAGACAATCCTTTCATGATTGAATCCGGTTATGAGGCCATACTCCAGGCCCTTCCGGAACCCCTACGCTCTCAAATGCTCCTCGGTGACTTCCGGGCCGGTGTGGAGGACAGCATTTGGCAGGTGATACCTACTGGATGGGTTGAGGCTGCGATGAAACGCTGGTCTGAGGACGGCAAGAAAGGGGAAATGGATTCTATAGGCGCCGATATTGCCAGGGGTGGCCGTGCTCAAACCATCGTGGCAACACGCTATGGCAATTGGTATGCGCCACTCCAGGCTTTTCCGGGCACCGTTACTCCTGATGGGGGTACGGCTGCTGGTATCATCTTTTCCTGTGTGAGAAACGGGGCACCTGTCCATGTGGACGTGATAGGGGTAGGCGGTTCGGTCGTGGATCATCTCAAGAGCAACGAGGTTCAGGTGGTGGCCATAAACGGAGCTGAGGCTGCGGATCCCGGTTTCACGGATAAGGCAAGCAAGACATTGAAGGCCAGGAACAAACGAGCAGAGCTTTGGTGGAGATTTCGGGAGGCCCTGGATCCGAAAACCGGAGATAATATCGCCCTTCCCCCGGATTCTGAATTGAAGGCTGATCTCTGCGCTCCTCATTGGGCCTTAACGCCTCAAGGAATACAGATTGAATCAAAGGAGCAATTGATACATGGGCCCAGGCTCCATAAAACTGCGATACCGCTGGGCAGATCACCGGACAAGGGCGATGCAGTGATTTACTGCTCTGTCAATACCCTGAAGCTGGTCACGCTCCGCAAGAACATAGCAAACAAAGTAAACGAGGATTACGATCCTTTGACCTTTGGACTTCAAGGAGAAAACTGATGGCTGCATTATTCTCAAAGCCAAAGATTTCATATCCGGCGCCTGCTCAACAAGCGACGACTGAGGACGAAGCCGCTGCTGCTCAAGCAGCTAAAGCAGAGGCAGAGAGACTGAGGAAACGCCGGGGAATGAGAGGAACCATTCTCACCGGAGCTCAAGGACTGAGTAACACGGCTTCGGTGCTTAAAACCTCGTTAGGATAAGAAATGGCTGATAAACGCTCAGATGAAGAAAAAGGAAAGGATTGCCTGAATATCCTCAAGGTTCTCAAGCAGATCCGGCAACCATACGAGGGCATGATAGACGATATTCTGACCTATATCCACCATGGCCGACGTACTGTTAGCGGAAAGACCGGACAGAAGGGGAACAAAACAGGGAGACAGGTCTATGACAGCACTGCTCTAGGTGCGGTCAACCTTTCTTCCGATGGCCTTGCAGGATACTCCTTTTCGCGCTCCTTCCGCTGGTTTGAATACACCCTTCCGGGCAAGTTCAACTTTCCTCGCTGGTCCGGCATGAGAGCATGGTCCGGCAAGCGCATGGATGAATACCCGGACGTTAAGAACTGGCTGGAATCCTGCGAGGAAGTCATGTATGCAGCGTTTCTTCGCTCTAATTTCTACGATATCAGTCCTGAGAAGGTCAAGGATGCTATTACCATTGGAACCGTGAATGTGGATATCGAGGAAGATATGGACGCCGGCCGAATTATCTTCACACTACCTCATTTCCGTGAGTGCTACATCGCGGAAAACGCTTTCGGTGAAGTGGATACAAGATATCGACAATACAAGCTCACCTTGCGGCAGCTCGTCAAGAAGTTCGGCGCTGAGACAATGCAAAATGCCATGACCGATTTTGAGGACAGGTACAATAAGAACCGGCATGAGGAGCTCGAGGTTCTCCATGCTATCTTTCCTCGGGATGAATACGATCCCTACAAAGTGGATAAGCTCAATAAGCCCTATGCTTCCATGTGGTTTCTTCTAACGGGCACCAAGGGCAGATCAAACGTAAATCTTCTCCTGGAATCCGGGTATGATGAGCGTCCCTTTATTTGCTGGAGATGGCGCAAGAACAATGATGAGTGGTATGGCCGATCGCCCTGCTGGGATGCTTTTGCAGAGGTAATGAGGGGAAACCAGGCCGCTAGAACAAATCTCATTGCAGCTCAGAAGATGGCTGAGCCTCCCATGATCGGTCCTGAAGATCTGAGGGGATTAGTCCAGACCGGGCCGAAGGGCTGGACGTTTATGCAGAATTACAACAAAGACAAGATCCCTCAGATGCTTAACACTGTCTCAGCTCTGCCCTTTGCGATTGATGAGCAAGAGCGGATAGATCAGAAGATCCGGGAACATCTCTTTGTGGACTTCTTTCTTTTGCTTTCTCAGACCGCACAGGAAAATCGCAATATCACTGCGACACAAGTGGTTGAAATGATGGGCGAGAAGGCGGCTGTCTTAGGACCCCGGATAGGCAGAATGGAATCCGAGGACGCAAACCCTATTCATGACCGGATGTTCGCCATAGAACAGAGGGCAGGAAGAATCCCCGAGCCCCCCGATATTCTCCTGGAATACACGGAAAGCGGCATTGAGATTGACTACATGGGCCCTTTGAGTCAGGCGCAAAAGAAACTCTTTAAATCCCAGGGTATCAATGCAGGAATCGAGGCACTTGGACCCCTGGCAGAGATACAACCACAAGTAATAGACGTTATCGATCCCGATGAAACCGCCCGGATCCTCTTGGAATCGGTAGGATTTCCGAGCAAGGCAACTAGGGATGATGCAGCAATCGCCAAGATTCGGAAGATACGAGAACAGCAGCAGCAAGTAGCGCAAACGATAGAGGCCGGTTCTGAGATAGCAAAGGCACTTCCGGCAGCAGGAAAGGCACCGGAGCCGGGAAGTCCTCTTGAGAGCCTTATGGCAGAGGGAGAGGCGTAATGCCCAAAAGCAAGAAAGAACTTGAGGAATTGACAGCTAAATTCCGCCTTACTTTGCTCGAGAGCGATGTTGGGCGAGATGTTTTGAATACTATTTTGCGCGATTTCTGTCATTTTGGGCAGGCCTTAAATCCCCATGATCCGGCAGAAATCGGAAGATATAACGTTGGGATGGCGATACTGCATTATTGCGGTATCTTTGTTGATAACACTTTAGAACAGGTAGTCAGGGCGCTGGCGAGTGTCGCGCCTAAAACAACAACACAGGAGGAAGAAAGATGAAG